ATTTCTGCAACTTCAGCGCCTGACAACTCACCAAATTCTTCAAGCGTGGCAATTACACGATTAATCATCACGCCGTGTCCCAATGGCGTCATACTTCCAACCATTCAGTCAAACGTTGCCACGCGGTCTTAGGCTTGGCCAATAACGCTGTTTGCAAGAGCATCATGTCACGGCCAATATGCTGACGTACTGGTGGCTTGTAGCGCAGGCCAATTTGCACTTTTCCTGTGTTGTAAATCATTTCACAAGCACCTTGCGTCCATCACGGTAAAACAACCACCTGCCAACGCGAGACGGGAACGCTAGGTTTTCTTCGCTACCTGCGCGAACAGGAGTTGAGCTAAAGTCCCGTGGCTCAAGCGTAGATTTAAAGTCACCCGTGTACCTGGTCGGGTTTACGTTTCCATTAGTGCTCATTTGCTCAACTCCAAAACAATCAAACCCGCAATAGTAACGGCTATCGCGACCACTGCACCCAGCTCAAACCATGAGCCTACACCTAGTGTTTTTAGTAAATTATTCATTTCTGTCTTTCTCAACGTCATGTTGCTCGTGTTCCCAGTCTTCACGCTCTTGACGAGCCTCTAGGTATTCCTCGTATTCGTCTTGACTATCAAAGTCCATTTTGCTTTCTCCTGTTTGTTTGTCCTGTATTTATTTTACACACAAATGCAGGACAAACAGGAGGTTTATTAAGCTGTTTTTCTAGGTGTTTACCCTATTGCTTTTTTGAGCAAAAACACGATTTGCGCAGTCAACGAGCGCTCATTTTGCTTTGCAAGCGCCACCAGCTTGGTGTGCAGTGGCTTTGGTACGCGCAAGCTGACGTACTCTTTAAGTTCTTTTTCCATTATTTACCTTTATTGAAACCAGATTAGCGTGCCGTGTACCCAAGCGATTGGGAACAACAGCGCACCTGCTATTAAAAAGCCCCATGAGCCAGTTAGCAGGCAGGTGATGATGTGTGTTAGCCACGCGGATATTATCCATGCGGCAAATATGTAAGGCCACATGTCTACCCTTAAAACGGCAATTCGTCTATGAAGTCAGGCTCTGCCTGTGGAGCTTGACTCGCCGGTGCTTGACGCGTTGCAGACTGCTGTTGTTCTTTGGGTTGGAAGCTGAACGACATAAACTTCGTGCCGTTTGCGCCTGTCTTTAGCCATGCGCTCATCCACATTTCTACGCCACCAACCATGCAAGTGCCTTTGTAGTCTGGGTGGTTGTCTTTCTCTTTGCGGTCATTTTTGAAAAGTGAGCCTGAGTTGTCGCGTTGTTCATATGCCATTTGATTAGTCCTCTGTGGTTAAAAAATATTTTGCAAACGTTTTACTGTTTTTTGTGACGTATTCTGTCTCTATGACCATCCCCTCTTTGCGTAACTTATGGATTAGAGCAGCCAGCCTAAAGCAGCCGTATTTATTTAAAGCCTGCAACGGCGTGATTGACTTGCCAGACATTAAATCTTTTTGAATTTGGTAAATTGCACTCATAACGCCTCCATTGCGGCTTTTAGCTTGACTACTTTTTTGTTCAATTCTTCAATAAAGCGCGTGATTTCCAATTTCATTTCAGCAATAAAAGCATCGTCACGGCCTACGCGAACAATCAGCAACTGGGCTTTGTTAGGCATCCTAGGGTCGTAAATAACGTAGTCGCACCACTTGCGGCCAGTACATGCCATCTGCATTTGCATTTGGGTGTTGTACTTGCTAGCTACTGGGTTCTTGCCGTCAGACCATTTGAGCCAAGCGTCTAATGCTGTGTTGGTGTTTGGGCACTTAATCTCTACTAAGCCATCCTTGCCCACCAGGCCGTCAGGAGACGCGCCACAGCCTGCAATTGTCGGGTGCAGTATGAACCCTACTTCGTCAACCAAAACGTTCGCCTTAGCCTCGTATGCTGCGCGTGCAAAAGGTTCTTGCTCATTACCCCATGCCATCGATGAGTTGCTGTAAGACTCCTCGCGCTGGCCGGTAACTAACTCGCAGACCAACTGTGCCATATAGTTGTCGCGGCTGGCTGAGTAGCCGGATTTGGTCTTGGCCATGAGGTCAGCTACACGACTGGCAGTCACTTGGCCGGTTCTGCACGCCATCCATTCTTTTGTGCCTTGTTCGCTCATGCTGACAACTCCTCTTTGCGTTGGTTCTTTGACGCAATAACGTGAGCCTTGGCCGCATCGTCTGAGCCACAAAACTTAATTGCCTCTGTGTAAACGCTCTTTAGGTCGTCTAGCGTCTGAGCGTGTGCAACGCTATTAAGCGCCAGGTTTAAGTCTTGCTCGCTGATTTGCTTTACTGCTGGCTTGGTTGGCTTTGCTTTGACTGCCGCATTACCATCATCGTCTTCTGCCGCTATGCCGCAAGCCGCCATTACCGAGTAGCGTCTGGCATATGTAAGTGCCGAACCGTATCCCTGGGGGTCTTGTTTGCTAGCAGGCACGTGGAGCTTGCCGCCTCGCAGTGTCTCGCCTGATTCATGCAAGAACACGGTTTCAACTGTCACGCCGGTGCTGTCTTCTGAGGTCTCTTGGTACAGCGCAATGCCATTAGCCAGCAAAGCATCATTGACTGCCTCCATGCAGCCAGCTAAGTCAGCGTAGCGGCTCTTAAAGTGTGGGTTTGTGCTGGTCTTTAGGGCTGGCGCAAATTCACGTTTAGCGGCTACAAAAGCCTGTGCTATTTTTTGCATTTCATTACTCCTAGTATGCGATTTTGATTTCGTCAAAATCTTCAGCGCCAAGCGTCAACTCTTGGCCGTTAATTAAGATGGTGGTCTGATTGCCAGACTCCATCGCATCCTCAAGCTCAATCATCGCGTCGATGTACGCGTCGCTTAACTTGCTGACCAAAGCCGCTAGCTTCTCTGCGCCTTGGTGATTTACCGAATAAAGTTGTCTCATTTCTAACTCCTGTTTGTGTTGCTGACGAGTTTATTTTAACCCAGAAAAAACACGTTTTATCTAGGTGTTTACCCCTATTTACGAAAATAATTTCCTGTACTCACAATTGAGCATGAATACATTAGAAAACTACATTGAAGACCTTGAGGCTCTACTTAGCCGCAAGCCCACTACAGACGAGGCGGCCATCCATTGGCTGCACGCTGTCATTGCTGATGCGACAACTGCGAGGTACAAACTTATCTCAGAGCTTTACCCAGTGGGGTGCAGTGACTAACGTATAATGGTTTGAAAGACGCTTGGCGGCGTTTCACAGTGGGGTTACACATGAAGTCTGCTGGTACTGTGCCAGTCCGCCAACGCTAGAAATAGCGAGACTTCAGGTGTAGCCCTTTTTTATTGGGTAAAAATGGAAAATTGTATAAATCACACCGGCGCTACTGTTGGCGGTTACGGTGTTTTAAAGAGGTTTCGAAAACTTGTTGGGGCACATCGATGGTCATATTGCATTGATAAAAAGATTCAACTTGATGAAATTAAAGGGCTTGTTGTTATGCACATTTGTGACAACAGACTTTGCATAAACCCAAAACATCTTTTGCTCGGCACTCATGCTGATAATTGTGCGGACAAAGTAAAAAAAGGAAGGCAAGCTAGAGGCGAGAAGCAAGGGAACAGTAAACTAAAAAACCACCAAGTTGTTTTAATAAAGTATCTTTTTACAGTTGGCGCAACAAACGTTGCAATTGCAAAAGAATATGGCGTTTCAACAATGTGCATAAGCAGAATTAGAAGTGGCAAAACTTGGGGGTTTTTATGAATTACTATCCTTTTCACCTTGGTGACTATGCTTCACACACTGGGCACTTAGAGCCAATGGAGGACTTGGCGTATAGGCGGCTGATAGATGCATACTATTTGCGCGAAGGAGAACTACCAGTTTCCGTGGCTGAAGTTGCAAGGCTTGTAAGGTTAAAAGATTATCAAGAGGTTTTGCAAGCGGTCTTAAATGAATTTTTTGAGCTTACAGACGAAGGTTGGTTTCATGGCCGATGCGAAAAGGAAGTTTTGCGTATGCAGGACAAGCAAGCGAAAGCCAAGGTGTCTGCACAAGCATCGGTTGAAGCACGTAAAGCGAACGCTCAACGTCCGTTTAACGAACGCTCAACGGACGTTAAGCTACCAACACCAACACCAACACCAACACCAACACCAACACCAACACCATTAACCAAAGATAAGACAGCAACACGCGGTGCGCGGTTGCCAGCAAACTGGAAGCCTGATTCTGAACTTGCCGAGTGGTCAAAGACAGAGCGGCCAGACCTTGATTTGCGCAAAGTTTTTGCAGAGTTCACGGACTACTGGAATTCGGTAGCTGGCGGCAAGGGTGTCAAGCTAGACTGGAACGCGACTTGGCGAAACTGGGTTAGAAGTCAGAAAGTTGAAAAGCAATCTTTTGCACAGCAATCTGCTGACGTTGTGAGGAATACTGTTGCAATTTCACCTTC